AACATCTTTAAGAAGTCGGTTGCATCTATATGGTATTTAGTTGGCATTATTGGATTTAAGTCATTAGTTATAGTTGCATATTGACTGGCATTCGCAAATGGATCTATACTATAAAATGCTGAATTAAAATATTTGAGTATCAACTTCCTTATGGCCGCTATCTCAAATGTGTTCGAGTTTGGCATTTCCCATGCCCTGCTTATTTTCATGCCAGCATCCCTTTAGTATATTTCTGCATCTCTCAATATATCAAAAATGTATTCTATAATTGTCCAACGGCTTTTGTGTTTCATCGTTCTTATCAAACATTCTTTGTCAGGTGCAGCAATCCATGTCCATTCGCCGTCAACTTTCACTATCTTACCGTAAAGCAAAACAAAACGGAGCTTTTCAGAGGGAGTCATATTCTTCTAAAGTCTTTACCTTTCATCACAATAAAATTGAACAACGCATACATTCGGCTCACAATTCTGTCACCGTATTTGTTTGTTAAAAATTCTTCTTTATAATTTGTCGTGCCAAATGTCATCAGTCGCCGGGCGTATCTTTCGGCCAGAGCATAACCAATAACATCAAGGTCATTGCCGTAATATTTAATTTGGTTACTCTCAGATCCAATGTCATCAATACAAAGGGCGTATCGGTGGTTATAAACTTCCAAACCGTCATAACCGTTATCCAGGAATGAATTAACTAACATACTCACATCAACTATTTCAAAATTCATCCTTACAGGCTTACCGTTCAAAATGTAATAAACATTATCAATAGTCTGGTAAATTTTCATAATATCCATTGCCATTGTTTTCCCGGTTCCGGTTGCGCCCATCAGTAGAATTCCCTTGTCAATGTCACCACTGAATGAACTGTCACCGTGAAAGAACTTTATAAGTTCAATATAAATAGGTTCAACTTCCGGCGTTAAAGCAAACTTCGGCTCAAGTCCTTTACCTATTCTGTCAACAACGCTCAGTGCAATATCCAACTTGTAAGGTGAATATTCAATTCTCCTTCCATTGATCATTCGGGTGTTTAGCTGTTTCTTGATAATTTCGTTTATCAGTTCCATTATTTTTATTTATTTCTTTATCTCTGCTTGCCCAAGTTACCAGGCGCCGGGGTATGTCAAAAACTTTCTCGAGTTCAAAACGCATCTTTGTCTTTGACTTATTTGGCTCAGTCCAATACCGGCAAAAATTTTCAAGCATAACCTGAGGATATTTTAATGGGTCACATTCAAAAACTAATTGCCGAAATTCATTTTCTCGCTTTTTTAATAATTCATCTTTATCTTTAATTACATTTTCATTTACAATTTCATTTTCATTTTCTAAAGGTATTACCGTGGTATTACCATGGTATTCTTTTTTACCCCACCTTTTGTTTATGTTTTCTTTTTGATGTTCACAAAATTTATTACGCTTAGTTGTTTCTAAAAGCATACGTTTGTTATAAAAAAACCCATCTTCTTGGTAAAATTTTGCCCATATATCAGCATCAAACTCACCGCAAATTTTCAGCATATCTTTTTCACTTAACTTTCCATTTTGGTGCTGAAGACATAATAATTTAATATATTTCCCTATTTGTGTATCTGTCATCAGCATTGTACCCGTAAGGAAATCCTGAGTATAAAAAAGTACAGCCGGGTCTTTCATGTTATTTTTATTATTTTCAATGCATACTTTTCAGCATCATTTCTGGGTATCAAGAATCCTTTTGAGGTTGATGTGCTTACTTCTCTATATTTTTTTGAAGCATGCATACCTCTTAATAATTTTTTTCCAAAAATGTATAAGACAGTATAATCCCCTATTATATAAAGCCAAGTATTATCAGATCTATTTATTCCACTATCAACAAAACTTGAGTTCAATGCATTACTTTTTTCGCTTAATTCGATATAAATATTCCCGGTTTCTTTGTATCTATCATCATATTTAATTTCTATTCCCTGTTTATTTTCACCTTTTAATTGATACTTTTTACTTTGATAAGTTGATAACGGAATAAATAATTCATTAAATAAAATATCAGTTACAAAATCTTGAAATTCCAGACCTTGCTGTAATTTTTCAGCATAATATTCTGTCATATTTCGTTCCCCCACGATTCCCAGTCTTTATGTTTACTCCTTGCGAATAACTCTATTTTATTCCCAATATAAAGAGTTTCAATTATTTCATAAAATTCATGCGGCTTTTCTGAGTGTTCTGTTTTTTCAATGCTCTGAACACTATCAAATAATTTTAAATTATCCGGCGTACAAGATCCTTTAGTAGCAATTAATAAAAATTCATGTCTCACAGAATTGTAGTGACCCATATTATGTTTTACTTTATCCCAAATAAATGATGCCTTATATTTAAATCCCCACGCATTTATTACTTTAAAACTATCTTCTAATATTGGACTTGTTGTCCATAAAAACAAAACAGCATCATTGGCGATTTTGGGTAAATCCATTTCACATAATTCCTTTATCGTCATTGTAGGATAGTGAATATTTGCACCTCCGTCTTGAATTGCACCAGAAGAACACTTGTCATTATAATTCCACGGAGGATCTGCATAAATTACCCTATATTCTCCATCAGGCATTTTGCTTATATTAAAATGTTTTTCCTCTTTTTTTTCTTCTCTTTTAATCTCTTTATATGCCTGATTAATACTTACATCTCCTTTCTTAATAGCCTCTTTTACTTCCGGCGTTGCATCCTTCCAAACTTTGTCGGCCATTGCAACTTTACCAGTACTCCAACCAAGTTCGGCAGCTATTTCCTTTTGAGTATTTATGGGATTAAAAGGTTTATCAACTATTGATAAAGGTTTTCTTTCGCCAGTGGCGCCTCTGCCTTCACTTAATTTTAAATTTTCTGATGCTTGTTTTGCAATTATTTCCTTCCGTACTTGCGCCAATTCGAACTTCCATCCATCAGTTAGGTTGCGCCTGCCCTTCTGATTATCAATTATCCAAACCTTAATATCTTCAATGCTATTTGCCTCAATTTCGTCAACGTTAAATGATATGCCTCTTCTATTACAAATTTCATATCTATTGTGTCCGTCAATTAATATGTTATTCCAGGTTAGTAGGGGATCGCGACAACCCTCAACAATTATACTCTCTTCGAGCATTCTGTATTCCTCTGAAGTTAACGGAGGTAACAATGATCTCAATTCATCACTAATTATTATATCCATACGTTAAAATATGAAGCCCTCACAAAACGCAAAACCACTCGGTGAAGTAGGGACGTAACGCCCAGCCGAATGGTCTGCGCCCGTGAGGGCTATTTTTGTTATGCAAGTGGTTAAGTACATTACGTTATTTCTTCAATTGCAAATGTATAACATTTATTTCATAAGTCAAAATTTATTTTTGACTGATTTGACATTTTTTGTAATCCACTAAAATCACTAAGGTTTTCAAGTTTCTTTGTACCTTTCTTTTTGAAATTCGGAGGATCCAAAATGAAACAAGCAACGTGTTGTCCCGTGCCCGTACCTGCGCTCCCGTCCTCAATAGAACACCACTTAACATCACCTAAGTTTTTCACCCTTGCTCCATTCTCAAGTAACATAAGTACCCACTTATCTAAGGGATAAACCAGCACAGCCCGTTTGCCCTTTTTAAATTCTTTTATTGCTTTTTTTGCCCATGCTGTCGGTCCCTTCTTTTTCCCATCTATTAAATCTATGTAAGTTCCAAACGGCGGATTAACATAATTACTTTCTCCCCAATCAGCCCTTAGTCCATCATAATCTTCCGGCTTTGGAAACGGGCAGGGATCATAATCAAACCCAAACTCTAAACTCAACCGCTCAAATAAAGCTGGTGGTGTTAGCCAATAATGCTTATTATCTTTCATATTACCTTTTGAGTAGGTCATTCGTCAAAATTTATTTTTTGCTGCATCTTATAAGGCAATATTCTTTTTTCGGCAATTTTACAATAATTTGCATTTAATTCAGCACCGATATATTTTCTATCAAGTTTCAATGACATAACTGCCGTTGTGCCGGCACCCATGAACGGATCTAAAACAATACCACCTCCAGGGCAACCCGCCTTAATACAGGGTACTATTAAATCTTCAGGAAAGGTTGCAAAATGAGCCTCATTAAATGGTGTTAATGTGGTTTCCCAAACGCTTCTTTTATTAGCAAATTCATAAAGAGTATTATTATTGCTACGGATCCCATTAATTTTATCGGTTGGTGCACATTTTCTACTTTCCCGTACTCTCTTATCATGTGCAGAGCATATCATTTTTGTTTTAATCGCATCCTGATTGTAATAATATTTCTGTGATTTAGCCAATAAAAAAACATATTCATGCGATTTTGTACATCTATCAGTAACACTCTCCGGCATACAATTCTTTTTGCTCCATATTATATCTTGCCTGAGATACCAACCATCAGCACGAAGAGCAAATGCGACCATCCAAGGGATCCCGATAAGGTCTTTAGGCTTTAATCCTTTTACTTTTGTTGGTATTTTAACTTGCAAAGAACCTTTAGAACCTTGTTGTAATTTTGAAAATTTATCCGTTCCACCGCCCGAGCTCGCCTTGCCACTTTCATTGTAACTATCTCCTAAATTTAACCAACAGGTTCCGTTATCCTTTATTACTCGCCTGATCTCCCTGAATATTTCAACTATCTTTTCAACATACTGCTCCGGTGTATCTTCAAGTCCTAATTGCCCCTCAATACCATAATCACGCAACCCGTAATAGGGTGGAGAAGTGATACAACAATTAATAAAATTGTCGGGCATCCGCCTCAATAATTGCAGACAATCTTCATTATATATTTTATTCAGTTCGATCATCCTTAAAGTCAATTTCAGTTTGTTTTAATGGAGGCGGCACTTCCACGCCAAAGTATTCCTGACAATGGGCAATAATTTTATCAATATAAGTCATCATTTCTAAAGTATTCATATCTCGTTTAAGTTCAGGTACTTCAACAATCTGGCCAGTGTGCCGGTTGATAAGTTCGGTTTTTGCATACATCTCCTTGCACCACGCATCGACCTGATCAATATTTGCAAGTTCCCAACCCTGTTCAATTGCACCCTCGAGAAACTTCTGATAAACGACACTATATAGATATCCGAGTTGCTCCTGGCTTTTGTTCTTGCGGTACTTTTTTATTTCAATAGTGTACCGTCCGTCGGGCAGGGCAGCGATCTCGGCCTCCATCTCCTTGCGGTTGTGGATGCGAAAATTAGACTTCTTTGTGGCGTAGTATTTCACTTTAAATAAAAGTTACATTACCTTGTTTAACATATACAAAGTCATCAGAAAACATTTTAAACCACTCTTCCTTTGTCGCTTTAAAATCAGCAAATGTAGTGCAGTTTTCAGCAGCAAATTCGCAAAGTTTATCCAATTCATTAGACTTAAAAACCGGACTTATCGGTGTTCCCTCACTTGTCGTTTCATATAATTGAATATGTGTCAGTTCTTTTTCTATATATTTTATGATTTGATAATATTCCACATCAGGAGGATTTCCTCCCCATTGTGCATAAAAGGGATATTCTTGTTTCCTTTTAGGATTATCAATTAAATCAGCATGTGTCCCATCCTCCCATTGTTTATGCTGTATCATCCACTCATTTAAAGCATCGCCATAATACTTATTAAACATTGGTTGATAATTACCACTATCATTTTTGGGATGTTCCCAATTTTCCGGTACTCTTCTTAATTCTCTTCCCATTTTATTTATTTTTTTTGAATTTAGGTTTTATAATCTTTGCATCACCGTATAACATTTCGTAATGTTCTTTCTTTTCGCGCATCTGATCCTCAGTTCTGAAAAATATCAAAGTAGTGAAAGCCTTAAAAGCCAATCCCCACTTATCGCGGATCTCATGAGAAGCGTACTTCTTAACCTTCTCTTTGTCGTCCAGTGCCCGTTCATAACTTGACTTCTGGGCCTCGGTGTCACCTATGTAGAGCTTGGCCATCAGAAGGGCAGCTTAGCCTTACTGTCAAGCGGCGGAGGTGCTTCAGTTGTTGGTATATCAACTACCATTGCATTGCCCATTATTGGCATAGCCTTTTTTTCTTCATCAGTAAGAGTTTCATATACCTCTTTTGGCAAACTTTGCTTCAAAATATGAGTATCCTTCATTCCCTCTTTTGGGTTACGTATCTGAAAGGCTGTTAAATCGAGATATAAGCCACTACTGCCCCGATAAAGAAAGTTAGCATCAATAGGAATGATAATACATTCTACTGGCCCGCTTTCGCCATCCTGCCATTGTGTTACGCTTTTCAGATTACTGAGGTTGATTTTTAAATTTATACGTTGCATTTTATTCAGTTTTAATTTCGTTATCCAAATCTTCAAGTTTGTCTTTTTTCGGGAACTTAGCCAGTTCGTCATATATGATCTGATCTGCCCGGTTTAAGTCTTTGCCGAATATCTTACCGATTTTTTCAGCAGCGTCCTTTACGGCGTAGCTTTCGGCGGCGGGAGCAGCCTTCATCACTGCATCACTTTTTGTTTTATTCCAATCCATTGCCCCGGCTCCTGAATCGGTTTGAATCGGCGCAGCACCAACCCCATCCTGCCACAGCATCCTATCTGAAAGAACGTCCTGATAATAGAGCCGCACAGTTATCGTTACAGCATTAGCAATAACCTGCACGCTTTTTATCTCTACATTCCAAATAATAAAAATAGCTGTAAGCAAAGCTTCTACTCGCTCAATAGGCAAATATTCCGTAGGCACTTTTACCTTTTGACCGTTAACTATAATCTCTTTTTTTGCAAAAGGGTGCTTTTTAAGCCATTCCTTCGGAGGCTCGCAATTCAATAAAAGATTAAGATCGTTTTGATTCTGCTTAATGACAAGATCTCCCTTTATCAGATCTTCGTATTTTGGCAGTTGTCTCACTGCCGGTGTGTTTTCACTCATGTCGTTATATTTTATGGTTATAGAATTTGATTTCTTTTATAGCCCATCGGGGCAAGTTTAATTCAATATTTCCAGACTTCCATTCACAAAATACCTGATGTCCGGGCCATTTATTGTTGTCAATACACATCTTATAGAGTTTCAGTAATTGTTCGTATTCATACCGCCCCTGACCGATAAATTGCGGTGAAGCCTCAAAAATATTAAAGGCATAAGGCTTCCGTTTTTCCTGAGCAATAAAATAAAACGTCCAACCTCGTTCGTCACCGGTGATCATTTCCATAAGATCGGAATAAAGTGCAGCCTGAATATGATAATCGCCATCAGCAGCAGCCTTTGTAAACCCGTCCTCTGATGCATCGAACGTTGTTTTCAGGTCAATAATAAAATGCTTATTTAGTTTAACATAATCAGGTCTGCCTTTTATATTTATCTCACCTTCGACTGTCTGAAGTTGCCCTGTAATTGACTTTTCGGCCTCACCGCCGGAAAGAAGCGCCCTGCAATAATAATGACTGAGCAAACGTTCTTTCATGTCTTTAATCTTAGAATAATCGGCTTTTTCGATTACTTTACGATCACCGATTACCCGCATTTCACTTTCTTGCCATTCTTTATATTGTTTTGTTGAACGCGGAGACCTAAAACCCTCACCGATCAAGACCTGATAAATAGCATCGTCATCAAAGATATAATAATCCCTTTCAAATTTTTCAGGTTCCAAAATAAAGGAATGATAAGCACTACCGAAAGCCATTGCCTCAGTTTCAACCTCTAATGGTTCATCTTTATATTGCCGGTAATGTGCCGGTGACTTTTTGAGGTTTTTCAGACCTGAATAAGAAATATAATCGTCTAATTTATAATAGTCACCTTCGGCATTATAAGACGTAAATCCTTTAATATATTCGCTTTCCATTTTCGTTATTTGTTTCGTTCATCGTATTCTTTTTTATCTTCACATTCATCACAACTTGTACCACAGTGATCTCTGCACCGGCTACATATGTCGCCCCACATGATCGAGGCAGAACAGCAGTCACTCATTTCAGCACCATCACACCCTTCGCACGGGTCTTCGGTTTCGTCTTTCGTCCAGTCAAAGTCACCCCTGACATAATCAGAGTAAGACTGACCATTTAACATAGAATTCATTTCGCTCATGATTTCGTTTTTAAATACCACTTATGAAATAACAGAACATCAAAAATACCATAAGTATTATAAAGCCTGCATATTCTTTTGTCTCGGTTTTCATGACCTTTTTGTTTTTCTTTCATCATTTAATTGTTGCAATGATCTTGGAGGACAGCCATGATTAAGTGTTGCACATTCATAACAGATTTCATTAAAGCCATACCTCTGTTCACTAAACCCGTTTAATTCTTCGGCATCATACCAATAAAATTCAAAAGGCTTATTGCATTGACTACATTTATTTTTCGTCAATGTTGTATGATGTATAGATTTCATGACTTCGTGAATTGATCGACAAACTTCTGCATACTTCTTTGATTAACCTCTAAATCATTAGGGTTTTCAAGTGCAAACTGCATGATGATAATTGCAGAGAGTAATTTACTTTGGACTATTTCAAGTTGAGCTGACAATTCACCTACACTGGTCAATGTTTCGCCGTAAATCTTTTTGACATCTAATTCTTT